TCCTTAGACTTATTATAAATTAATTGATAGGCATATTGGCCCAACATTTTTAGGTCTGCCACTCCTTTTTTAACAATATCCTTTCGAAATAGCATCATCATTTGAGCATATTCGTTGGGCTTCTTGCTTGAATCCGTAGCATCTAAACCACGACCGTAGATTAATTTAATAACGTTGTTAATTACTGCGTTATTAGTCGTTGATCCGTTGTATCGATCAATCAAAAACTGAAAGAAATTATTATCTTCTCCAAATCCAACCCAGGCATCACGGTTGTTTTCCGTCATCTTAGGTGCAGAATATGCCTCTAATTGAACAAAGTGTAAACCGCTATTTTCTTTTTTCCTATTCATAGAAAATTATGTTTGACGAACTTGAAACATATTCGTTTTTATTTACGCTATAATCGTCGATAACTTGATTTGTGACAAATACCTTGTCCAGGTGTATCAAAGTTGTTGTATGGGCAAAGGATGAATAAAATGTGTACAAACACGATTCCCCTTCATACGTTCCACCATCCGCCACAACCCTCGAAGCAAAATTATCAATATTTGTTTTGTCGGAATTTTCATTAATCGTCAACGTATAAAAATGGCCTTCCTTTAAATCAAGAACTTTTGAAAATTTACTATAAAACGATTCAGTCGTGCAATCAATATAATACTGACTTTGAACGCCAGTTGTTTCGTTTTTCAATATTAACTCATTCGGCCTTCCACTCCGTGTCGGAATAAATTTAATTTGTTGGGCCGTTGCAATTTGCTTCAATAGAATCATATACTATAAACCGAAAAAACTGATTTTGTTTTAAAATGGAAAGACCGGGAACTCTGCCCGGCCTTCCAACTTCTTAAAATTAAACCTAATTAGGTTCCAACCGTAACCGTAACACCCGCAGTTGTCAATGATGTTGTAATGATGTTTGCAGGTACCGGCTCCTCGCCCACTAATGTAATCGTGAAACCTGATAAATCGCCCATCGCTGCACCCGTAACAATTGAACCGCCCGTAACTTCCATTCCGTTTTTTAATCCTGCATAAAAGAAATTTCCGTTATTGTCCTCGATGATAACCTGGGGACGTGTGTAGGCTAACAACTTGATTTGTTTCAAGTCTTTTTTGGTAATTCCCTTTAGGGATAAATTAAGCGTTTGCGTAAAAAAAGTAGTACCATTTGCACGGCTTGAATTAATGGTTTGCTCAAATGAACTTGAACCCTTCAAATCGTATTTGAAACCGATTGGAGTACCTGCAATTGCAGTTATAGCATCCGTATCAGTTGCATCGTAGGTAACGGTTGTTGCGTCACCTTCGTTCATAATGTAAACTGCTCTCAATCCACCGACGCTGGTTTTGCAAGGCTCTAACCGTCCTAAACTAATATCGCAAGGCATATTGAATAAATTTAAAGATTAAAAATAAGCACCCCGAATTAACGAGGTGCTTTAAACTAATTAGTTAGCGGAGTTTGTAATTCCGTATGTAACGATATCAGAAGCAAATCCGTATTGAACACCTGCGGTCATACGCATTACTACACGTACGTTTTGTGATCCATCCATTGGGGACATATCAATTACTTGAACTTCCGCCAAATCAGACAATAAATCAGTACCAAAATAAAGGTTTGATTTAGTTGTAGCAATTGCTTTTGTTGAAGTAAGACCATCCGCAACAAAGATTTTGATTCCGTCAAATGTTAATGATCCATTGTTGTACCATTGAGTTCCCATTGCATTTGTACCAGCAGCACCTAAACCAGATGTTCCAAATCCACCCAAAGCACGAATGTATGAACGAGCAATTGACTGAGAAACGTAGATGTAAAGATCATCCTTAGTGTACAATGAAGCTGGAATAGCATCCGCAATTTTACCAAGTTCAGTAATTACGTTAGAAGCAGTAACAGTAGTTCCAGCAACTTCTTGAGCAGTTGGCAATAAAGCATCCGCAGCGATCAAAGTAGTTATACCGTTGAACTCTCCAGCGTTAGCCGTTACACCTTCCCAAATGTTAGTTTCATTTTTTGCAGCAACTTTTGCAGCAACGTGAGCAACTAAAAACTCTTGGAATGATTTTGGTAATACTTTAAACGCTGAAAATCCTTGTTCTACTCCTAACCAATCAGAAACATAATCTTTCTTACATAATTGTAAGTTTACTTGAAATTCTTCTGGTGCTAAAACTTTTTCAGTAATAGTTACCGTCGATGTTGCATCGAAATCACAAGTCGCATCTTTCAAGATTGCGTCAGTAGCCAAACGTTTAATAACTTGCTTGTAATTTACGTTAGGTTTTACCTCAATACCACCACGATCGATAGTAGGAGAAGACAATAATGATGCCGCAATAATCTTATTTGCGTATTGACCGGCATAGGTGGTGGTTAAACTTGTCGTAGTCGCCATTTTTTTTTACTTAATTTAAATTGTTATGAAAATATTTTTGAAAACACATTATCAAGAATTGTTTCGGGATGATTTTGTCCGTAAGCAAATCCTTGTACTTTTACTTCCGCTTCTGGATTTTGAACAATTGGCTCGGCTCCTTCTTCTTGACTATTTAATTTTACTTCTAATGCTAATTTTTCGGCCTTTACTGATTCAAGTTCAGTTTTAACTGACTTCAATTCTTCAATTTGTGCTGAAAATTCAACCTTTAACTTCTCGATTTCTGCAAAGAATGTTTCTTTACTTACCGATTCAACCACTCTTTTTGGTTGTGGTGCTTGTGAATCTGCTTCGACATTAATTTCTACCGGTGCCTCTGGCATTGGTGCTTCCTCAGGCATTGCATCTTTAATCTCTGAAATGATACCTTCAACCTTTACTGATAAGATTTTACCATCTTCCAAAGTATATTCGCCTACTGGTAACGGTACAATTCCGTCAGCCGTTACGATTCCGATTGAATAATCAGGCTCAAATGCTTCCGCTTCAACGATGGTAATACCATCCTCTAACTTCATTTGTGCAAGATTAACTTGGAAACCTAATGCGGCCTTAATCAAGTTTTTTTTGCTTTTGTATTCCATATGATTTATTATTTAATTACTTACTGAAATAATTGTTCTGGGTGCATTCGTGTTATTAACATTTGAAACAACTTGATTAACTAAGGCCCCAACACCTTGCGAGATAATCTCGCCATCGCAACAATCAGGGGAATATGTTTCGTCTTTGCATAAGCAACCTCGTTTGCCTCCTTTTGGACTTGAATAACTATTTTTTGCCATCTTCTAAAATATTTAAAATGTGTTCAACTAAATCTTCATCATTAATCTGTGGCAATAATTCCAAACTTAATTTATCTGCAAAATATCCTTCAATTGAAAATCCTTTTACTTCTCCGCTTTTTGCCTTTTGCCACATTTCCTCATTATCGGCTTTCATTGATACCATCCACGTTCCCTTAGGTAAATCAAATCCAAAGGCTTTCGACTTATCCATTTCGGGATTGGTTATAATCCACGATTCAACCAAAGACATACCATCCACCTTTGTTTTGTGATGTAATGTGGCATTCGATTGATTGCCTGCTTTTAAATACATTTGGCTTGCTTGCTCTACCGTAGCCTCAGAAAAATAGACTTGGTATTTTAAATCGCCTTCCTTTCTAAAAATCATTTTATTTGGAATCAACGCTGGGCCCATTAATATGTGCTTCTCGCCATCTACTTCTGCCAAATTCATTTCGTACTCCTTAGCCAATGTGATAAAATTGGATTCAATCGCAGGTTTTTCAACCAACGAGATCGCCTCAATTCCATCCAAATCGTTTTCGATAATCAACTCGATTATTTTCATACTCATTAAACCTTTAAATTTTGTTTTGTTACATTTTCGATTATCCTAATGTTGCAGCACTTACCCTATTTCGGTCTAATGCTTGTTGACTTGTTACATCATTAGCCACAACATAGGCCCGTACTGGTGGCATTTCCCCACCTAAGGACTGTGCAATTTGATTGACTGGACTAACACCTACCACGTTAAATGTTGGGGCCTTTGAATAACTGGAAGTCATTTGTTGATTTCCAAAAGACATTTGACCCCCAGTAGCAGTCCCAGCATTAATATCTTGAATACCTTTAACTCCAGCAGAAATAGCCGAAGCAACTCCAATTCCCCCTGCAATTAATTCTGAAATTCCTAATGGTGTTGCATAACCATATTTAGCTGCATTTTTTTGGGTGTTTATAATAATTGAAGCAACTGCGGCAGATTGTTCCAAGACAATTCCAGCAATGGCCAATTCTTTATTATCACCAGCAATCTGTCTAAGACCTTGGCCAATTCTCATAATATTAACAACGAATGCTTCTTGGATTGCTGCTTTTGTTTCTGCTTCCTTTTTAGCCGTTTCTTTTCTTTGTTCTGCTTGCTCTTTAGCGTCTGCCGTTATATTTGCTTCATAAGTTGCAATGGCCCTCTGTCTTGCATCGTATTCATCCATTAACATTTGACCTTGTTCAGCCATTCTTTGCTGATCATCGTCAATGGATTTTTCATAGGCTTTCATTTGTCGATCCCCTTCAATTTGAAGATTTTCGTTTTCAATGTCAGCACGTTTTTTTATTTCTGCTTGTCTTTCTTTTTCTGCTTCCTCTCTTTGTTTTTTCCGTTTATCTAATTCCTCTTTTTCGGTTTTGGTCAATTCTTTTGAACCATCTTGAAAACGCTTAATTGATTCGTCGTAATTTTTACCGAAATCATTTACCGAAGATTTAGCATCCTTCCAGGCACCCGAAAAATCGCCTTTAATAAATTTAGCGACTGAACTTCCTAAACTTCCTAATGATTGAATAACTGCCGTGACTGATCCGTACACCGTTTGCATTGCTTTTGATACCATAGGCAAAGCACTAATCGCAAAATCGACCAAAGTATTAAACAATGGCTCAATTGCTGCAAAAACGCCATTAAATATTTTTTCCAATCCTTGAAATAATGGTTGTAGTTTTTTTGTTGCTTTTTCTGAATCATTAAATGCTGCCACTAATCCACCAACTAAAGAAACAAGCAAACCGATTCCCGTGGCTTTTAATGCACTACCAAAAGATTGAGTTGCTACTTTTACATTATTTATGCTCGTTCCTAATTCTCCAATCGGGCCACCAGCACTCGCCAAAGAATCCACCCAATCAGACGAAACATTTTTAGCTGATTTAATTTTATCCTCTAAATCATCAATCTGATTATAGAGATTCTTAAACGCATCCGTGCCGACTTCGGTGTCTTTTAATTGCTTCTTTAATTTCTTTAATTCGGCAATTGATCCCTCAACGTTATTTTTTACGTTTAAATTTACTTCGACATCTTTCGCCATTTGGATATTCTTTTTATTTGTTTAATTCCCTTATGTAATGTGGTTGGAATTTCATTCCTTCCTTTTGCTATTTCAATCAATTCAGATTGATTAAAATGGTCAATTGTCATTAATAAACTAATAACTTGCTTTATCATATTATAAACCGCTTAAACGTAAAATCGTAGTAAAACTCCCATAAGTGTCAACTGTAAACTGGTAATTTGCCTTATCCGCTAATCGTAACGTATGAGTTACTTTTGTATAGCCATTATTAAATCCATTGTAAATAATAACTAATGCCTCCGTGCCATCTGCACTTAATTTATATTTTGAAATGGGCCTTGATTCATTAAATAAACTAACCGGATATTCTTGCGTTCCCGATGTCCAATTGGTAGAATCTATTTTATAATTTGGTGTTTTCCAATCAGTATTGGCTCCTATAATATCTTTATTTTGACTTGCGTGCAAATAACCAATATAGGCCCAATCATATGAAGATTTACCGACGCACCAAGTTTCGCCCCATTTAGTTTCAATGGATCCATCACTTAATGAATTTGATTCTCCATCCGTTCTTGCTGCTCCCGTTTCTTCGCCTAATTTTGCTTGATACCAAAAGTATAAGCCATCTGCATAAGTCATTGACCATACAGCCATATTATACATCATTGATGGCGATGCTTCCAATCGGTTGCGATCCGTATTGTATTGTCCTCCGCCTGATGTTACTACTTTACGTTGATAAGAATAATCTGAAGTTCCCGAGACAATTTCTTGTTTATACCAAAAATATCCGCAAACCTTTTTATTATGTCCACTGCCTAAAATTTGAAATAATATCTTTCTTGTAATATCTGTATTATGAACGATTGAATAAATTTGGAATTTGGCATCCATATCCAATTGATAGTTGGAAACATAGAAATAGCCAAAATTTTCAATTGCTCCTTTAAACCACGCTTTGTAAGTTCCTAAACTCGTATAAGGAATTGTACCATTTACAAAATAGTCGTGATAATCTGAATATAATTGCGTTCCCGTAATTGTATTCCCTGGCTTCATATCTTTCCATCCATAACCGCTTGCACCTTGATTAATAGATTGATAAATCCCTAAACCATAAATAGAAAATTTTGGATATTGAAAACCGCTATAAACTTGTTCAGCAACTGCCTTGGCCGAATTAATACATTTGTTCCAATTGATTCCCGCAATTTCGGAAAATAAAGCTGGGCTAACTACCTCGAAATCGTATTCAATATGCACTCCATTTGTTGCCCCGTAAGGATAGAAATAAGATGTATATTGACTTGCTGGCCCATCGAATTGATAATTTGTACCTGATGCCCAAACCGTTGTAAATTCATATTTATTTACTTCGTAATAACTCCAATCATAACCGCCTCGAGTATACCTCCAAGTAGATTTATTTGCTTGGCTTACATCTAATGACTCAAATAATGCCGTCGTTCTATGTTGCCAAATATCGTCTATAAAATTACCCGTTGCCGGTACTCCACCAGAATCCCAAGCCCTTGCCACTGCAGATTTAAACGTGTCATCATATTCATAAAATAGATGTTTATTTCTATCAATGTTTTGACTTACTCCCCAAGCTGTTGTAACATCTCGGGCCTCTGTAATACCTTTATTTAGTCGTGTTGATGTTCTTGCCGTATGAGTAGATGCATTTACAATATCCATTAATGGTTCGGCCATATCCACCCACATTTTTTTCATTCCATTTTTATCAAAAATCTGCTCGATATCTGGCATCCTTCTGAAATATGAATGAGTATTGTGCAAAGTACTTGGAATATAATAATCAGGACGAAAAAAATACTTTTTATTTCCTATTATATCCGATCTTGATGGATTTGATTCTAAATGAATTATTGCAGATGTAGTATTTGAAGGATAACCGGTTCCGACAAATTTACTTGATGTATATTCCCCAGTAATTAGACGCAAATCATAACCACGCATATCAGATAAATCAATATTGGTTATCGCAGTTGTATTTAAATCTCCGTGTTCAATCATCCAAGCCTTGCTCCCACTATATGGCCTTGAACTCCAAACTGCATCAGTTAATTTAAAATCTCCCGAAATGCTTAAACTTGTACCCCCTACGCTTAATTGATTTGATATTAATGCATCGCCATTTTTTAATCTATCTTCTACCCAGGTTGAATCGGATCCACTTGGCATTACTTCGGATTTAGTTCCGCTAATTTTACCATCGCTTCCAAGAGTAATGAAATACGTTTTATAGTTTGTGACAACCACGTAATTTCCAGCACTTGCTAAAATAGTCTTGGCTGAATTTTTGTAAAATATTGTAGTCGAATCCAATAAATCATTATTGGCATACAAAATTTCAGAACTATTATCCGTATAAGGATTTGTTAATTTTGTTCTCGCATCACTTGCGTTTGAAAATGCCATATTATTTTAAAGTATAGAATGTAAATGTTTCAATTGCTGGCGGAATAAATGAACAAGTTCCCCAGGTTGTTATAACTCCGCTTGAATTAATTTGCACCCACGTTCCATCGTTACAATGGTAAACGTAATTATTACCAACAAAAGGAATTAATGTACCCGTATTATTGCTATAAACAACGACATTCGTGTACAATGGTGTCGCCTCTCCGTAAATTGTTAATGAATAGTCAGTAATTGGACAAGCCTCCACCGATGAAGCTGAATTTGCATTCGTTACGCTAAATGAATTTAAAGTCGGGGCTGGTGCCGATCCACAAGAACCAAAATTAGAAGCAATACCAACAGTATTAATTTGAACATATTTATTTAGACTTGTTTTAAAATAATAGCCTCCGCCATTGAATAGACTTCCCGAAATTGTATAGAATGTCGAATTACTTTCAAAGGTCGGATTTGTTCCGTAGATCAATAAAGGATAGGTCGATTCAGCACACGCACTCGTATAGTTTGCAGAATTGTTATTACTTACCGAAAACGAATAGTAGTTTATTGGATCTGGAATGATCGAAGCAACACGGAAATCATTAAGCAATTCCAAATCAACTTCGCCAGTAGTCAAATCCGTTGTAAACTGATTAATCACATACCTTTTATCTCGAATGATTAAACGGTCATTTAGCTTTAAGGCATTCAGTAAACTAATTGGAAATATTGCTTTCAACTTCAATATTCGTGCCTTATCCGTGAAGATATTAGCTAAATAATTGAGGTAATAATTATTAAATAAAGAACGTGTTTCAATTGCATCCGTGAACGTACTTTGTTGGGCCCCAAAATTGATTGTATTTATTTGACCACTGATGAGAGTATCTTGTCCAAAACAATTATAGGTAGTAACATTAGTAGTAGAACTCCCATCGTTAAAATGAAAATCGCAACTTTGAATCGTATTGTAGTCATAAAGAATTACGGGTTTTGGAATGTATTGATTTAGATCGTGCTTTAAGGAATATCCAACCTGCAAAGTCGTTCCGCTAAACTTCTGAAATGGCATATTCTCAAATGGCAAACTAACTTCAAATTCTTCTCCATCGTTATTCAATGTATATTTCAAATCGCCATAAGGAACTGCCGACCTTGAAAGGTATTCCGTTGCCAAAATATTCTCACATTTCTCGTATTGAAACGTGATTGCCTTGTATGGCTTTACTCGTTCAATATTTATTTCATCGCTAATAACATATTTTGAAACATCCCTAACCGTTCCGTTTGAATACCAATTTTCAATCTGTTCAACCTGATAAACTCCATCAGCAACCGAAAAACAAGTAAGATTAAACATCTTTAAAATTCCCGAAAAGAAATCCTCTGCCTTCATATCAGGCATATAATCCGCCACGTTTAAAGTCGTGGTGGTTGTCTGACTTGTACCCGTGCAAGTAACATCGCTTACAATGTTTGTTGTTATTGAATCCCTTGTTTCAAATTCATAAACCGATGTATAAGTAACTGCGGAGGCAGACGAAACATAAAACGTGTACACTCCAGAATCTTCCAACGGTGCTGACAATGTCATTTGACTTGTCTGCGTTAAATAACTTTGCTCGCTTAATTTAATCCCATTTTTATAAACGTATAAATAAAACTCTGTTCCCGATGTCGTGAAAGTTAGTTTGATGTTTGACTTACTTAGATATGCTGGACTTTCGGGCTTCACATAATCTAAGTGATCAGGATTTGAACCACCTACAACAAAAATTCCTTGCGTTCCAACGGTACTCGTATTAGTTTGGAAATTGATTCTTTGTGGTGTTTGTTTCAAAGTAAACGAATCCGTATTTTTTAGCCAAAGAAAAGCATTTTTATACTTTGCATCATCTAAAAAATTATTAGTTGAATTACCTTGAATTGTAATACCTAAACCAGACGCAATAGAATCCACGATCTTACTTACCCTCATTGCTGGGAATAAATCGTGATGATGAATAGGATGTGCATTTTTTGTAATATCCCAATCCGCTTTTATTCCTCCATTCGTGTTATAAGTCCAATTATTATCCGATGTAATCAATGGAAATTTGACATCATTTGTAACTCCTCCAGTAACTCGAGTTTTTACAACGGCACCGGTATAAGTAAAATTGTAAGCTGAATAATCAAAGTCACGAAGGAACTTACCACCAAATAAATCTTTCAAAGAAAGTAAACTACCAAAAAACGTAATTTGATAATTATCAATTTGATTATTTTTGAATTGGGCTTTTTCTAATTGAATTTTTCCGCTTCTGAATAATGCGGAATTAATTTCGATGTATGCGGGCTTTCTTGTCCGTGCATCAAAGCCATTATCAATCGAATTTTCATACCAATGCTTAAATATTTCGTTATTGTGCTTGTTTGCAGGCACCGTAAACGACTGCGAATAGTCCGTAAATACTTTTGATATATCATTAATATTTTGAATTGAACTTGTAACGCTGATTTTTTCATCATTAAATAATTCAATCCGTTTATAAAGGCCATCGATAAAGATATAAATCGCTGCTATGATCATTAAATTACCGTGTTTTTAAGGTTGAATGCGTACTCAAACTCTATTTCGTAATTGATATTTTTATCTTTTAACGATGTTTTGATGTCGCTTTGAGTTGATGAAACAAGAACCGGCACATTATCCAATAAAACGGTATTAGACATTAATAAATCTTGAATAAAATCGGAATAATTCGAATCCACAAAACCCGTATTTAACGTTATTTTTTGTGATCCATTAATATTAAATGACTTAGATTGCCCACGGCTTGCGTTATAATTAACAGAATCAGGTAAAAGATTATGTTTTGTCTTTTCAATCATTATTGAACTCGCCTGGGCCTTGAAGAATGTCAAGAACTGCCAACCGCCATAACGATTAATAAACTGACAAAGAACCGGAGTATATTTTGGCTCACATACCGGTGCCACGTTGAAAGTATAAACCGTGGTGCCATTGCTTTTAATATTTAGCACGTTTGACGATGTAAAGCCGACTAACTTCAAAGGAACTTTCATATTATAAACCTTCTTTGTTGCGGAGGCTGATAAGATTGTGACACTTGTCGTTCCTACCGATGTAACATAATCAGCCGTGACATTTGTACCGGTATGATTAATGATTAAGTTAACATATTTGTTATCCGTATTTTCAAGGTAGGTTATTACTTTACTTGTATCTGCTAAGGCCACGATGTCGGCCGTACTTCCTTGATTGTAGCCACTCATATAATTATTATAACCATCTACCCCAACACCTAAAAGATAATCGCCCATAAATGAACCAAGACAATTATCAGCTTCATAAGTTCCAGAATCTGCAATTACTCGGGCTTTAAATGCACTTGTCCTATTTGTTCCATTGCTAAATGCAACCGTTTTAAAATTTACAAATGATGTACTTGATTCAGTCGCTGGTGTTGGATCATAGGTTGGATTGATATTCTCAATGTATTCCCGCAAATATGGACTAATGTCATAATTCGATTCGGTTTGTGTTGCCGATGGAGCAGCCTTCGTAAACGAATAGGTATGCGATACCGGTTCCGTAGATCCGTTCCATAAGAATAATTGCAAAGTCGTATTTGTGCTTCCAGTAATCGAAATAAAATACGGACTTCGTGCGTTTATCGTTTTCATTATCTTTTTAAATTGTAGTCTATTATCGTATCCAAATCAATCCCTAGGGCATTCGCTAAATCCGTTTCAATGTATTTTTTATAACCCGCCTCAAATGGTTTTGTAAAAAATAAACTTGGCTTCATTCCGGTCATATAAATACTGCGACTAATAATAAATGCCGTTGATTGATACGAAATAAATTTACCCGTTTTCTTATCTCTAAATTGAATCCGTTTTGCCTTTACCCATTTTTCAATACCTTGTGTTAATCCACCTTTGGGCCCTCTACCGCTTCCAAATTTAAACGGACTATTTGGGGCCTTTGCTGACTTGAATTTTCCTTTTACTCCTTGGTCTTGATACTGCCCATATTCGGCCATCCTAAACCCAACGATTGCATAGCTATCCTCTTGGACTATTTCGCCTTTTAATGAATTGTAAAGTTCCTTAGTAACATTTTTACGGCCCTTAGATAGGTTCGAACGTGATTGCTGAATCACATAATCCCTATACTTTTTAATTACCGCATATGTTTCCTTTAACTGATTCATTAGCAGATCGTCATATTGTTTGGCACAATCAAATCAAAAGTAACGGCCCAACCTGCGACCTTATTATCAAACCTATCCGTGAATGGTTCGCAAAGTGCATCGCCTTCAAGCTGAACTAAATTGGAATATAAATCGCCCCTTCGTAAATCCGAAATCATTCTACTTGCTAAGGCCAATTGAGTATTCAATACATCAAGTAAATTATCATTGTTATCAAATACGTTTATATTATCTGCCTTAGATAAATCAACCAAGTCCATAAACAATACAGAAATATTGAATGACAAATTATTTTCCTTTGGTGTCGCATTGTTGACGATAATATGGCAATAAGGATAGATAGTTTGTTTAGCCAAATCAACATCGTAAATGTCTCCAGTACTTACCGTATTAATAAAGCCATTTGCTTTTAAATAATCCCTAAGTGTACCTACTGCGTAATAAAATCCGTTCATTGTCTATTTTGTTTTATCATCTTCATTTCCAAATCATTCTTTTGTTTTTCAAATGTTAGGAAGGTAAGGCATTGGTTAATGGAAAGTTTAGTGACTTCATCGAATCGTCTAACATCTCCCTGAGCAAGTCCATAGATTGAAGAATACCAACCCCACCGCTTTCCAAATTGGCTTTGTTCATCGAAACTATTGCCGGGCTCTGCTCCAAATAATGAATCGTACTTGTTAATAATTCTTTCCCTAAATGCCAAAAAAAAACCATCGCCCCAAGAACTACATCTAAAGGTGCATCCTTCATTAGTTCGGAATACTTGTCCGTTCCTTCGTAATCTTCAATCAAATATTTATCTCCTAACTTCTGCTTTATTGGTCGATATAAAACCGCCATTGCCTTGTGCATCTCATCCCAATTGATTGCATAATTATCTAAATCCATATACTCCCCAGCAGACATATCATCCAAGTTCGGAATAAATCCAAATGTCGTTCCGTTCAATTCAAACTTTTGAGATAGCGGAGGCAATTGCTTAAATAAACTTCCAATTGTATTAACTGCGTCCTCGACATCCTTCTGCTTCATCGCATCAACTACGTTCAAATCAATATTGCAAAAGATTTGAATCATTTTATGATTTAAAAAATCAGATTCTTCGTTCTCCTTAACAATACCTAAAAACTTTTGATATTGACTAAGTTTAATTTCGCCTAATTCCGTCGGGATAGAAATTTTTACTTTCATAATGTATAAACAATTTTGTTAATATTTCGTCTTAATAAATGTGATAATTGCCTTGGTTCGGATTATCTAAGTGGTAAATGATATTGTACCTTGCCGAATCTATTCCGTGGTTCCAGTCGTCGATGTATAGCTTGCTTGCCTTATTCAAATAGCAATAATTATTGAACTCCTTTGCTAAATTAGTCGACTGCGGATCAAGAATAATTTGGTAGTCTTGCATCCTGACTATTCCTGATTCAATCGTACCTTTTTTAACGGGTTGAATATTTATTCCCTGGTACTTTAAATCATCAATTAATCTTGGCTCTGCTGAATCTGCAATAATTAAACCGCCTCCAACTTTGTCTTTCATCAACTTAGCCAAAACGTGAGTTTTTAAACCACGTTCATAAATTACCTCTTTGATATAAATGATTTTTTTGGTTTTGTCAATTGCCACTTCCGTCAACGCATCTGGATCAATGGAGAATCCAAAGTCCATTCCAAAAGATGTTTGTAAACCATTTGGATTGAATGGGCCAAACTGCCAATTTGTAAACACAACCCCTTCCGCTTTGTCCAACCATCCCCCTAATATTGCGTGCTGATATTTTTTTGCGTTGGTTTCTTTAAGATGCTCAACTTGTTGGATGAATGAAGCTGAAAGATTTTTTTGATTATCGAGATAGGTTGTATGAATGTATGTCGAATCTCCTTTAGTCAATGATTGTCCCGATTCTATTCCACGACCTTCAAAAAACCTTTTATAAATAAAATGCTCTTTTGTTACCGGATTTAAAATAAGAATTACCCTATTTTGTTTTGTGTTATGCCTTACCGATAAATCAATTTTATCAAATGTATCTTCATCCACTAATTCTTCGGCTTCATCAAGTACAAATGTAGTAACTCCAGCCAATGACTTTAAATTTGCCGTTTGCGTTCCACTCGATGTTTTAATCCCTTTGAAAATTATTTTGGAATTTGTGGTCGTGTTGATGATTTCATCCTTTGTAATATAGAAATCTTCTGAAAGTCCAGCCGTTTCAATCTTGTCCGTAAATTCGGGAATGATTGATATATGAGCCGATGTAAGTGTGTACCTGGTAAATAGTATTGTATGCCCAACTTCATAGGTCAGAAGCAAAAGAAATGAATTTAAAGCATACGATTTTCCACTTCCCCTTCCTCCAGTAATGACATAATATCGGGAATCACTTTCAAATAACGGAATATACTTTTTATTGAGTTTGATCACTCGAATTTAACGATATCTTTTATATCAAAATCGTTGATTGTATGCGTTGTATTTTGGTCAATTACTTGTTTTGGCATACCATACCGGTACTGGAGCCAAGTTTTAATAGCATTTGTATCTCCATCTTCCACACGTTCGGCTAATTTTTTCCAAACTGATTCCGGAACTTTAACTAAATCCATAGTTTCAATCAAAGAAATAACTTCATCTTTCTTTAATCGGCCCGAATTTGGTCTTGCTCCGCCTCTTGTTTTCTTTACTTTTTCTTCCATAATGAAAAAAATTGAAATCCAAATTAACCAATTAATTTTTACTTATCTATTTGTGCTAATTTTCTGCTTGCCCATTCGATTCCTTCAGTTCCACCCCAAGCATCCCACATTAATCCACCGCATCCGTCTTTATAGGGAACATCTTTATTTTGTTGATGTCTTGCAAATGATGACATCCTCGCTATTGTATCTCTTGAAATAGATTCTCGCTTTGCTAATTGGTTTGCTCTGATCTTACCTACTGGTGTACCACAAGTTCCCCAACCATTTTCATCTGCCCATTTTAAAGCACGTTTAGCGTTATTTGTTGCTGCTTGTGGATAATCATTGTAACTATCCTCAATCGCAAACTTTATAGCTACTGAATTAGTATTTTTATCGATTAAATTAACCTCATCCTGATTATTATCGTAATGAATATCAATACCCAATCGTTTAATGGTTTCCCACTTCATCTTGCCATTTGTGAAATAAACCTTTGATCTTGGAATACCTAACTCATCTGCAACTTTGTAAACTTCTGCCGATGCTGATTCTTGCCTTCGTGTAATGATGTAAACATCCTTTCCTTGCGTTATTAATCGCTTGGCTAACGTTTGCCCTCTCTTGGTCGACAACGTGTCATCAAAGTCAAAAGAAACCTTATTAGCTTCCGCTGCATACTTACCTTGGGAGATAATTGCTTGATAAACTTCGGTTGCTTTTTCTTTCGTTTCATAAATACAATCTCCTGTACCGATTCGCCATTTATCGTTTGAACATTTAATTACTGGCATCTTGATTGTTTTTATACTCCATATAAACTTTACGAATGCGACTAATGTAATCCCTCCAGCAACTATCGCAACTCGTTTGCTCTAATCTTTCCTCAAAAACATTGTAATAAATTTCACGGAGTTTCGTTTGCTCCAAGATTGAAACCTGATGGCGATCAACGCTAAACCAATAATTAAGGTATTCGTAATCCTCTTCATTCAAACAATTTATTTTCTTGTAAGGAAACATTTGATTCAATGCTTCTTTTCTTTTGTCACATCCACAATCCCAACCAATCGCCTCCGCTAATTTTTCAACTCCTGCTTTTATACCGGTAGCCTCCGTGAATTGTTCGATAGTATCGCCTAATCCTTTTGGTTTTCTTTTTGCCATTGTATTAATTTTAATTTGCAGTTTCTTATTGTATTATAAATGCTTGTAAAACTTATGCCTGATTCTCTCGCCATTTTCCTCATTGAAACACCTTTATTAACATAAACCATAAATAGCATTCTTTCGTAATCTTCCCAGGTTTGAATGTAGTCTATAAATGGTTGGGCCAATTCTAAAACTATGTCTTCTTCAATTGAATCGGTCAATAAATATTCTATGTCTTTTGTTATTTCTACCTTGATAACCTTCTTATTGTGGAGGTTCATTGTTAATGATCGCAAAGTAAAATAGAAATAGGCGAAATTTACATCTTTGTTAGATTGAATGATTTTTATGTATGCTTCTTGAACTATATCCTCGGCGTAGGTATTTTCGCCGAATCTTTTTACTACGGTTATCCAGTGCTTATGCTTGTCAATAAGGTGGTTAATGCTTACCACTATCCATTGAATTTATCTATTTCCCTTTTTAGGTACCATTGTGCTTTTTCCAAATCTTGCTTCTTGTTACCCTTTTTGTCGGATCTTAAAATATATTTAATTACGTTCCCTAAATTAAAATTCAATTCAAAGGATTCAATAACCTCAATAGATTCAATACCGCCTTTACTTTTATAGTGCGGAGGCTGATTAACTAAGTCGATTAAAATATCTTCAACGATTCCTTGATATTTTCTTTTTTTTAAAATATCCTCGTTAACTAATTTACGCTTAATATCCTCCATATAAAAAATTTATTAGCAGTGCAAATGGGACTCGAACCCATATTATTAAATGCTTTATAGACTTATTACATTTAATTGTGTTACCATCGGCTGGAAACCCCTAATACAACCCTTACACTATTGCACTAAATTTGATGTCTTTCCATCAGTCAAGTTTAAGTTAATCAAAGTTTGGTCGCTACGATAAACTATAAAACTAAGTAGTTAGGACAGGATTCGAACCCGTATTATATATGCTTTCGCATTATATCATTCACATTCATTAGTGAATAGCGTCTACCACGGCAGGGGACACCCCTACCCTTCCGCCACCTGACTTTACAAATTTTACATTTTTATTTTAACTTTTCCAAATAATCCTTTATTTTTTTAGTCCGCCCAAATGCTGAATAGGATAATTGCCCCGAATTTTCTAAAATCTGCTTTCGATTTATGGCCAAAGAATAATTCAGATCAAGAATAGTTTCGCATCCAACTTTTATTTGTCTTGTCGGCTTGATTAATTGCTCATCAATCCATTTGATTGCATCGAGATAATTAGATCTCATTTTTTCTAAACCGGTTAATTAAATTAATGCAGTCATCAATACTTCTCACAACCGCGTAATAGTACCCGTGCTTTATCGCTATGGCCTCAAATTCCTTTTGGCTTTGCGATTGCTTACCTTTCTCAATTTTAACCTCTACAAACAAACCTTTCCAATTATCATTTGAAACCATCCAAAACATATCAGCAACACCAGCCTTTGCACCTTCTCTTTTTAATTTGATGGCCACTAACCTATGGCGGAGGCCTCCGTTCGGAATGGCAAAATATGGAAAGTCTTGGGTATAATCTAACCACTTACAAATTGCAACCTGGAGAAGATGTTCTTGTTGTTTCATAAATATTTAAAAAATGACCAAAATTTTCTTTTATCCAAATACTTTAAATCTTTCTCATTCTCGTATGCTTCCCTCTCAAAACAAATCTTTCGATATGCTGCATCGGTATTGCCAATCAATACGGTTCTAATACAGAACTCCAAGAAATACCAAACGTAAAAGAATACTACACAAAGTTCCGCTTGTTGCTTTAGATGGATAGATTCGTGATTAATTAAATTCATTAAACTCCAATAACTCAATCTATCGACATACGATTTACGAAGGAATACAAATGGAAATAAAGTGATTCCGTTAGTTTCTTTGCCTAAAATCCAAAAATTACCAATTTTAATTTTTTCCATTATTTTAATAAGTTTTTACGTTTATCCGTTTTAATCAATTCTGAATAAAAAAAGATAGTAACCGGTATGATCAAAGATATGATATTCATCGCAACAAACTTTTGAGTCATTCCGATTTCCACCCAATAATAAAATAAATTTATCAGCCACGAAATAAGGCCAAAAAAGATAGCCGTGTTTCGTTTCCCAAGCAATGTAAAAATTAAGATAGATGATTCCAAAGAAAAGGCAAACACCCAACTAATAAAATAGTCGAGTGTCGTCTGCCTGGAGATGTTAAAGAAAACATCAGCTGCGTGCGTGATCTGCGTGAGCAATGCAAAGCAAATTGTTGTAATTATGATTTTTTTCATTATCCAATTTTTTGACCAACAACTCCAGTTTGTAAACTTTCACTTAAATTTTCATTTTTCTTGATCATTAATGCTAAATCATAGGCCTCACGATATGA